TCAGGCACGATGCACAGCAGTTTGTGACCTGCAGGCTCTGGAAGGGCTGTGGCCTTCTCTTCAGGAGCGAGGTTCTCGTCCTGTTCGTCCTGGGGCTGAATGGTCTTAGGCAGGCTAATGCCCGGTGGGAGGATGATTCCCGCTTCACTCGTCTGCATCTTCGGCTTTCTTTGCAAGGTCAAGGATGTAACGCTCCGCCATCGCCAGACCTTGGATGACGCCGCAGAGCTTTTGGTATTCCTCAAAATTGCGACACGCGCCACCCGCCAAGTCATCGGCGTAGTTGTTCATGTCGGTGCGTATTTGTTCGCGCAATACGCGTGCGAAGTCTTGGATCATTTAGTGGGCGTTTCCTTTCGGCGTTGTTGGGCCTCTTGCGCTTTGGCCTTGGCGATGTCGATGCCCATGCGGACACCTTCACGTTCTTGTTGCGCGACAAGCATCGCCTTGTCCTTCTCGATGTCGGACTGCGTTTTCATAGCGCGAAGCTGCAGGTCGCCCTTGACCCGCTCCTGCTCAAGCTCTTGCTTGTCAGCCTCAGCGGCGGCGTCCATCATGATCTTCTGCGCCTTGAGCTTCAACTCTTCCTGACGCAGCATCAGTTCTTGCTGCTGCATCTGGATCACCGGGTCTTGCGCTTGCTGCTGAGCCTGCATCATCGCGGCCTGCTGAGCGGCTTGGGCGTTGACTTGCGTAGCAGCTTGGGCCATCATTGACGACAGCGCGATCTCGATTTGCGGCGGGAGTTTCTCGTCTTCGGGAGGCAGAGGCATGCCCAACTGCGCCTCAATCTGCTTGCGCATCTTGTAGCCCAGGTGTTCAGCAATATGCGCTTGCTGCGCGGCAACGATCTGCTGCGCCATCGGGTTCTGCCCTACGACCTGCGCCACCAACGGGTTCTGCGTGATCATCATGTGCACCGCGATGTGTGCGTCGTGATCCTGGTGCAGGAACGCCTTGACCGGCTTGTTCTTGAGCAGGTCTTGGTTCTCGGTTACCGGGTCGATAGGCTTCTCATCATCAGGCAGCGGAACGAGCTTCTCTGCGTTCTTGATACCCAACACGTCCAGCATCGCCCTGTGCAACTGCGGCAGGTCGTAAATCTGTGGAGCCATCTGCGCCATCTGAATGACGGCTTGGTACTGCACCACCCGCTGCGACATCGTGGCCGCGTTGGGGTCGCTCACAGGGATAACGTCTACGAGGTCGTAGTCCGACTGCTTGGCCCGCTTGGTGCCGTACTCAGGGTCGTACTCGTAGTCCGGCTCGGTGTAGTCGCGGATGATCGACTTCAGGAGCTTGAACTCCTGCTTGAGCGAGTAGTGAGTGCGGGCCTGGACCGCCGTCAGAATTTTGAGTTGCCGCTCCAGCAGCGCCAGCGTGGTGCCCACCGGCGCCTGCGCAGACATGTCGGCCACCTTCATATCTGCGGTGGCAGCGAAGCGACGGCCCTCCTCTACGATGTTGCCCAGCAGGGTGTAGAGAACTTGGCTGGGCTCTTTGTACGGCAGCGGCAGGATGCTGTCGCGGATGTTGCCGGAGGCTACATCGACATCGCGGAACTCGCCAGGGGCGATAGGCGTGTCATCGCCCTTGATCCGCAAACCACGTGACTTCAGTCCACCAGGGAGGTTAGACAGAGTGCCAGCGTCAACAAGCTGACGCATGAGCGAAGTAGCACTCTTTGCAAAGCCACCGATAAGATGGAACAGACCAAAGCCGTACGCTCCGAAGCCTGGAACGTACTGGTAGTGCACGAAGTGCTGGCGCTTGAGTTTGAGGTCGTCATCCTCGTTCCAATTCCTGTAGATGCTCAGGATGGTGTTCGTACCGCGAATAACGGTGACCACGTACGGCACGGCAATCTCGCCGTCCTTGTCACCAAACGGGTCATCTGGGATGTGCAGGTCAACGTGCACCTCCATCAGCGTGAAGCGATCATCGTTGAGATCGCTGAAGCCCGTCTCTTTGTCTTTGGCCTGCTGAATGTCGGACTTGTTCTTGTCCGGCTCGCCCAGTTCTACCTCACGGTAAAACCCTGCAGCCTGCAGCTTGACGAGGTCGTTCTTGCTCTTGCGCATGACGTGCGTCAGGCGGCGGCACGTGTCCATGTCGGTGGTGCCGTACGGCAGGATGATGTCCTCCGCAGGCACAAACATGCTGACCTGCCGACCCAGGTTGGGGTCGTAGTACACCTTCTTGAACGCCGAGCCGGTGGCAGGCAGGCTCCACAGCATGCGCTCGTGCTCAGGCCGGTACTCCTTCATGACTTCGGTCAACTCGAAGTTCATGTCGTCCTGCACACGAATGGCGGCTTCTTTCTTCTGGGGCGTCTCTTTGCCAATGATCTTGGTCTTGACCGGGCCTGCTGCAGGGAACGTCTCCGTGATCATCTCTGACTGGAAGCGCACAACGGCTTCCGTGATCATCGGATGGAATACACCACAGGCGCCGTTCCAGGGTTCTGTTCTTTCCTCTATTTGTAGCCCAAGCAGCTTCAGACCGTCCACATACGCCTTCTCCCACTCCTTGCGGGAGGCTTTGTCCTGGTCGATCTCAGACATCAGGTCGCCGCCCAAGCCCTCAATAAAGCCAGAGTCAAGATACTCAGCCAAGTTGGCGTCGAAGTCATCGGCGGTCTTGGGCTCCGGGGTGAGACTGATCTCCATTCCGTCGATGCCGATGTTGACCTCTTCTGGGTCAACGATCTCGATTTCAATCTCGGGCTCTGCCTGTGCCAGTTCCTCGATGCCGGTAGGGGCGGAGTAAAGCGCCTTGTCGATGTTGGTTGCCATCATGAATCCTTAGTAGTACGCCGCCTTGCGTGGCGTGAAGTAGCCCTGCTCGGCCTCATCAGAGTCCAAGCTGACAAAGCCCCCTTGACGGAAGCGCAGCAGGGCTTGGGTCGTAGTGTCCACGAAGTCGTCGTGCTCGCCTACTGGGAACGACGCCATCTCCTCGATCACCTCCCGAGCCCAGCGCGTGTCGGGCGCCCAGACTTTCCCAGAAAAGAACAGGTCAGCCACAGCGTTCATCCGCACCACCTTGTCGTTGCCACGTGACGGTGTGTACTCGGCTACGGGGATACCCATATTTCTCAACTCGTATATCAAAGGCGCACCCGCCGCCTTCTTTTCCACGATGAACGCGTCAGGCTCCCACTCTTTGTAGTGCTTGAGCGCCACCTGCTTGAGTTCGGGAAACGCCATCCGGTCTTTGAAGGCATCCAGCAGGATCAACTGCGGGGCGTCGCCCTCTTCTTCGTTGTAGAACACACCCCAGGTGGTGCAGGCGCTGTAGTCGGAGGTGGTTTTTGTCTCGAACGCCGTGTCCCAGGACTGGATCACGTACTCGCACGTGGGTGGATCGTCTTTTGGCCACAGCCGCCAGTGGTGGCGCCCTACGATGGCAGAAGAGTCTGCGGTAGGCTGCTGCATGTACTGCGCGTTCCAGAAACGCGGGTCCATGTTGGCCTTTTTGCCCTTGAGTTGGTCCAGTGGCCACTGCTCTGGCCACAGAGACTTCTCATTCTCTTGGCCTTCGTTCAGGATCGCGGGCAGTTCCACGATCTCCCACTGATCCGCGTCAGGGTTCTTGGTCTGGTAGTCGATGAGACGCCCGGTGAGGTCAAGAAGTGACCACCGCGTCATGATGACGATGATGGCACCACCCGGCATCAAGCGTTGCAGCGGGCCGGTCTGGAACCACGACCACGCTGTGTCGAACGCAAGCCTGGAGTTGATCTTTACGTCTTGCTCAGAGTGAGGATCGTCAATAACGAACAGATCAGCACCGCGACCAGCCAGAGCACCACCGACACCAGCAGCGTAATACTGGCCTCCTCGGGAGGTAGACCACTTCCCGGCGGCTTTTTGGTCCTCAGCCACCAGCGTTTCCGGGAAGAGTTCGCCGTACTCATCGCTGTTGATCAGGTTTCGGATGCGCCGACCAAAGTCCTCCGACAGGGACGCAGTGTGCGTGCCCATGATGATCTTCTTCTCGGGAAATTTACCCAGGAAGTACGCTGGAAACAAGTAGGAACTGAACTCGGACTTGCCCATACGCGGGGCGATGTTGATGATCACCCGCTTTTTCTTGCCCGAGATCACGTCCTCGAAGATTCTGGCCAGTTTCTTGTGGTGCGGCCCCACCTTGAACCCTGGATAGACGTGTTTTGCAAAGCCAATGAGGTTGGTTTTGGCCAAAGGACGCAGCAAACGGCGCTCTTTCTCCTCAAGAGCCTCAAAAAGCTCAATCTTCTCCTGCAAAGAGAGCGTCGGAAGCGCGGCCTGGATGGCCGCAAGCTCACGCGGGCTGATGCTACTGAGTTGACTGAGGTTCATCCGGGGTCGGCGAAGCCGTTTCCTCTTCGGGCAGGATGTCTATGACGTCCGTAACCCCCATGAAGCGGTTGATCTTGTCCTTGATCTTGGCTTCGATCTCGGCGTCCGTCAGATCAGCCTTCTTAACCTCCATCCGCTCCGTGAACAGCGCCACTTCCGTCACGCGCCCAAGCATGTCGAGCGCCTTCAGCCGGATTTTTGCGTCAGGGTGCTTGGTTTCTTCCAGGATTTGGCTCACGGCGTAGCCGCGAAGCTCCTTGGCCTGCTCCACAAACGCCCAGTCATACGCCACCAACATCCCTGTTAGGTGCCGCACAGCGGGTGGAGTCTTCAACTGGATGAGCGCCTTGCGCTGTTCCTCCGGCGATTGGGTGGTCATGGCCTGAAAAGCCTGCCGTGCCTGGGAGGCGGCTGCGGACTGCTGGGATTCTTCGGCGTTGGTGGCGCCCATTTCCTTGAGCCAGTCTGCGGTAGATACCTGGGCGGCTAGGACTTCATCCGAAGTCGCCTTGTCCAAAGGCGTCACCTCATCCGGGGTGGCCAGTGGTGGCTTGTAGTCAATCAGGTGTTCAAGCATTTCGAAGCGGGGCTTGCGTCCGTAATTGGGCGGAGTGTATAGTGGGTACCGAGCGGCGTGCAAGCGTCTCTCAGGTATGTGTTGGTTTTGTTTCTCCTCTCAGTTGCTAGACTGATCTTGCCCCGGCTGCAAAGACCGGGGCTTTTTTTCGCCTGTGCTTGCCAAATTTTTATAATATACCGGGGGGTATTCTATTTGAAAAGGTATGGGGGTGGGTTTGGTATTTGGGGTTTGTGGCGAGTTTCTGGAAAATGCTGAGTGTGGTTGGGGATTAGTGTTCACACAACTACGCCACCTCGCTGCCAATATTGGGGGGTGGGGGTAGGGTGGGGTCGAGATACCCGGTTTCTTAGAATCCCGGAAACCCCAGTATGCTACAATAGATTCATCGGTTGGGAGAAATCCCGCCGACAGCACGGGGAAGATTTCTTCCCCGTTTTCATTTGTCTTATCACTTGGAGGTATCCATCATGGCAACACTCAATCAATTCGCTTGGCAGCTTGGTGCACATCAGCGCATGACGAAGGCCTACTCACTCATATGGCACAAAGCCTATGTGAAGGCTGCGCCCACTACGCAAGCCGTGTGGCGCGAGGAGTTCATCGCCCACTTCCTCATGGGCAACCTTGAGGTCACAGAGGCGAAGGCCAAGGCCATCATCGGCAAGTCCCGCCCGGAACGCACCAAGGCGCAGCAGAACGCCTACCGCGCTGCCGAGATGAAGTTCAACTACCACATCATCCGCAAGTCCAGCAGCGATACCGAGCCTGCTGCCAAGCCCAAGAAGGTGCGCGTTCGCAGCAACGAGCGTTCTGCCTACGACCGCTTCCTCGCTGCGCTTGGTGGCGATGTTGAGCGTCTGAAGGCTATCGTCGAAGCCCTTGCCTGATCCTGGGGAAGAAATCTTCCCCGATTCCTGCCGCACTCCCTCTGCGCGAGGGGGTTGCGGTTATTTCCGTTCGCCACGCGAACTCTTTTACTTTGGAGGTTTCCCATGTCCAAGCAACTCAACCTGCGTCTCGGCTCCAACTGCCCGCCCCACATCAAAGCCCGCCTAGCCGAGCTACGCGCGGACTGCGTCCGTAGGAGCGAGGAGCACCACCGCAAGCAACGCATCCTCGACAACGCCGAGCGTTACGAGACTTGGCAAGAGGTGCGCCTGTCATCTCTGCCCCTGAAAGGCCGTCGCTGACCGGATCGGGGAAGGTTTCTTCCCCGTGTCCAACTTTTGTCAGGGTTTACCCTCGGTTTTGGGTAGCTACCCACCTCCTCACTACCTACGGGCGCAACATTGGGTAGCGTAAGCTGTTGATTTGTATGAACTACTACTACTACTACCCAACTACCCATATATATAGAGGTACACCAAAAAGATTTGTTGTTGTTCACCCAAGCACGCCAGCTTTTTCTTTCTTAAAAAACTTTGCCATCTGTGCTTGCCCCAAATTCTGGGTAGTTGGGTAGCTGCCCAACTTCGTGAGCCGCATCAATGACTTACACTACCCAATGTCTCGCCCGTACCTTGTGAGTAGGTGGGTAGCTACCCGAACCCTTACACCAAGCTGACACTACCATGCCATCCAACACCACCAAACCCCTTGCCACACGCCGCTGCACGCTGTGCTCACGCGACCTACCTCTGCGCCTGTTCCGGCGCTGGTCAAGGCTCAAGCTGCGCCTCGAAGACTCCTGCAATGCGTGCATCCCACCCAAACCCTACAAGGAGATGACCAAACGCGAACGCATCAACGCCCGCTCAACCTCACACACCAGGGTGTCGCCTGCCTATCTCGACGCCATCGACAGGCGAGAGCGCGAGCACTTCAAGAACAGCGTCTTGCCTGACCGAGCCTACGCAGCCCACTCAAGAACCCGGCGCGAGAACTGGAACGCTGCCCTGCTCAACGCTGTGCGTGACGAGTTCGCATGGGCAAGCAACACCTACCTGCGTCACAGGTCGATGGTGGATAAAAACAAGGCCGAATACCAGCCCTATGTAGCCTTCTACAAATACTACGCCGACCTGCTCAAAAGAATCCGAGATACCGCCACGCCCAAATCAAAACTCAGGGGCACGCCAATAAAACCCACGATGGAGGAGGCCAATCCCCTGACCTACATAACACCGGAGGAATTAACCCGTCTCAAATACCTGTACACCCAGTGCACACCCATCCACGGCAAGCGAAGTGCTGCCCGCGACCCGTGGTTTCTTTTCTGGCAGCAATAACGGGGAAGAAACCTTCCCCAGGAGGAATGACCCATGATCAAGCACAAGCAACCCACCTTCCACTTCCTGCTCACCTCCGTGTTCCGGTGGTACGCAAGCGAAGACCTACACGAGGCCATGAAGTACATGGACAAGCAGAAGGCAACCTACTGGGTGTGGTACGTGCCATGCCCCAAGACCAGCAGCTACGAGATCAACTTCTACCAACCACAGGTGGAGGGCAGCTTCGTCCTGGCCCAGGTCGAGTTCGACAAGCGTGGCCGGGTAGTTCAACAGAAGGAAGGAGCAACAGCGTGAAACAGAAACTAGATGAGGAGATGGTGCACATAGCCTGCGCCCACTTCGACCGCTACGGCGGTGGGTTCAACCAACGACTGGCCGCGCTGTGGCGCGTGGCCGACTCGGGCAACAAGCGCATCCTGATGGATGCATTCCACGACCTGTTCCTACGGGCGTACAACCAAGCGAGAAGGGAGACGGTATGAAGAAAGACGAAGACATCTACACCACAGACGACGGCAGGCTTGCCGCCGCTGTGTGCTTCAACGCAAGCGAGACGACCTGGGGCTACTATGTCATGGTCAGTCTCAACGGGGTGGAACTCAACACCACCCGCTACGATACCCGTGAGGAGGCCGAGGCAATGGCTGAGGTGTGGGTCAAGACGATGGAGGTGATGGCATGAGTAGGGGCGGCATCACCCTGGCGCTGGCCACGATTGGCCTGAGCCACGAAGCGGATGGGCACTGGCGTGCACACCTGCACTACCGAGGTTCACGCATCGCGCCCGGTGCTCCGATGGTGGTCATCAGACCCACCCGACAGGACGCATACGACGCAGCCAAGCGCGTGCTGAACCGGTATGGGTATGTGCGCCACACCGTTCAGTGACCGGGAAGATTTCTTCCCCATTTTTTTTTCTTGTCAATCATTCCTATGCTTGTAGGAATGCATTACACTGTCCACTTCTGGACAACCCGTGGCCGCTGCGGTTCAGCGGCATCTCAACTAGGAGAAACCAAATGGCTCATCAAATCATGATCAAGAACGGCGTTGCTCAGTACGCCTCCACCCAGCGTGAGTGGCATGGCCTGGGGCAGTTGATGCCGGTGAACGCACCCGTAGAGGTGTGGCAGAAGGAGTCCGGCATGGACTACGAGGTGCAGCGTGGCTATGTCCGCTACGCCACCGAGCGTGGACAGAACGCAGAGGAAATGCGTGTCGTCAAGGACAAGGTGGTGCTGTTCCGCAGCGACACCAAGGACGCCCTGGGCGTGGTCAGTGATTCTTATAAAGTCGTTCAACCCCGTGAGGTGCTGGAGTTCTTCCGTGACTGGGCGCAGGCAGGTGGGATGACCATCGAGTCGGCGGGTGTTTTGTTTGGTGGCAAGCGGTACTTCGCCACTGCCAAGATCGCCGATGGTGTGTGCGTCGATGGGTACTCTGACAAGGTATCACCCTACGCCCTGCTCTCCACCAGTGCAGATGGATCGCTGGCCACCGAGGCTAGGTGGACTGCCGTTCGTGCGGTGTGCGACAACACGCTGCGCATGGCACGCAGTGGTTCAGTCGCTGCAGTGCGGGTGACCCATCGCTCGGAGTTCAAGCCTGACGATGTGCGTGGCGTGATGGAGAACGCCAACGAGGAGTTCAAAGCGTTCCTCGAAACAGCACGCCTGTTGTCGGGCATCAAGGTGTCCCGCACCCTGGCCGAGGACATGACGGTGCACCTGTTCCGCACTGGCACGAGGGATGCCGATGCAGTCAAGGAGTCGCGTGGCTTCATCCGGGTCATGGAGTTGTTCAACGGCGCAGCCAAGGGCGCCATGCTTGAGACAGCGCAAGAGACTGCATGGGGCTGGCTCAACGCCGTGACCGAGTACACAGACCACCATATCCGTGCACACAACGAGGAGAACCGCAAGGCATCCGCCCTCTGGGGGCCGGGTGATGCGCTGAAGAACCGGGCGGTGGAGTTGGCACTCGCTGCCGCCTAAAAGTTTGGGGAAGGTTTCTTCCCCGATTCGTGGGGAGCTTCGGCTCCCTTTTCTTTCCCTTCCATTTGGAGGTTTCAATCATGTCTTACAACTTGACAAAGCTCGATGATGAATACAACGAGCATCTGATGCGCAGCGTGTTCTGGGATGCGTCATGGATCGTCGGCTCGCACCGCCGCTGGTTCAATCGCCAACGCCACGCCTTCAACATGCACCCCATCGTGGATGCTGCGATGCGCCTGTGCCGCCCTGCTGACTGGCACTTGCTCCTGCTGGAGTGGCCGCACGCAGCCGAGTCCGACCCGTTCAAGATTGCCTACACCCGTGACGAGCGGGCAGGCGAGGCCGACCGGGTGGCGCTCACCACGATGGGTCGCTACATCATGCGCCACTTCCCGACGCTGCCTGATCACTACGTCCGTGATCTCGTGGCGCTGCACTCACCGCTGAAGTCCGACATGTACTTCGCTCGGACAGTCGAGGACATCGTGCACGGCGTGCAGCACGGCCCCAAGTCGTGCATGTCGTGGGAGCATGAGACTGTCGAGAACCATCCGTACAGCGTCTACGATCCCAAGTACGGCTGGCACTTGGCGCTGCGCCGTGAGGCTGACGGCGTCATCTGCGGTCGCTGCCTGTGCTGCGAGGATGCCAAGGGCAAGCGGTTCGTCAGGTCGTACAAGCGCGACCGCAATGGTGGTTACAGCCACGCCGACGAGCAACTCGAAGCGTGGCTCAAGGCGCAGGGCTACGAGAAGGACAGCGGGTGGAACGGCTCACGCTTCGCTTACATCGGACGCCGCTACGACTACCACGAGTCGTTCCTCGCGCCCTACCTCGATGGTGAAGAGCAGGGTGTGCGCGTTGGCATGGCGCTTGACGGCGGCAGGTTCCTCCACATCGTCGAGGACAGTGAGGCCGAGTTCACTTGCAACAACACCAGCGGTGAGCCAGACGAGGCAAGCTCGGTGGAGTGCGAGCACTGCGGCGCTTCGATGCACGAGGACGAGGGGCAGTGGGCTGGGTATCACGAGGACACTCGCATCTGTCAGCACTGCGCGGACAACTGCTTCACGTATGGCTACGGACGCAACGGTCACGAGTACTACTTCGACAACAGCTATGCCATAGAGGTCAACGGCAACTACTACAACGAGCATTACCTGCACGACAACAACATCGTGCTCGATGTCGATGGTGACTACCAAGAACGCGACGACTGCGTGTATGTCGAGCGTGATGGCGAGTGGTATCCCATTCATGACAGACGCATCGTGCATAGGCACGACGGCCAGTACGACCTACGCGATGAGTGCATATACATCGAAGGCGAGTGGTATCACGAGGACGACGACGCCGACCTGATTGCGACCAAGGCCGAGCCGCTTGAAGAAACCAACACTGATGAATGACCAACACAGGAGAAACAACATGACACAAACCAACACCATGCTTTTCAAGACCCTCGACGCTGCGCTATCCCTGCGCCGCCCACACGGCTCCGCTCAGGTTGCGGAGTTGCTGCTGTGGCTGATGGCAAACCTGCCCGAGGATTTGGAGTGCCGCATTGATGCCGCAGGCAATATGCACATCGACGCTCGCACCGACGTCAACCACCGCACCCTGTTCATCGCCCACGTAGACACCGTGCACCGCACCGGTGGCGACAACAAGATAAACAAGACCGACACCAAGTGGAGCGCAGGCATGAAGGATCAGTGCCTGGGTGCAGATGACGGCGCAGGCGTGGCGATGCTGATGCACCTGATGCATTCCGGTATCCCTGGCTACTACATCTTCAGCCAAGGCGAGGAGTGCGGCGGTATTGGTGCGAAGTTCCTGGCCGACTTCGATGACGCCACGCTGCTGCAGTTCGACCGCGCCATTGCGTTCGACCGCAAGGGTATCGACAGCGTGATCACGCACCAGTTCGGTGGGCGCTGCTGCTCTGATGCGTTTGCCCTGGCGCTTTCGTTGGCACTCAACACTGCATCAGATGACGCGCTGTTCCTCGCACCAGACAACACAGGTGTTTATACCGATACCGCAGAGTTCACTGGTCTGATTTCAGAGTGCACCAACATCAGTATTGGCTATGACGGTGCGCATGGTGATAAGGAATCTATTGACGTGGTGTATCTACAGATGCTGGCCGATGCAGTTGTTCAGATCAACTGGGACAACCTGCCTACCGAGCGCGACCCAAGCGCGGTG